ACTGAAATTAGCAATTACACATGGGATAAAGATAAATTCGACAACCCTATAAACAAGCCTATTGATGATTTTAACCATTTAATGGACGCCATGCGTTATGCAATGGAAGAGTTTGACGGACGAAAAGGTGTACGCTTATTAACTTAGGAGGTGAAAGTTTGGAGCTTGAATTAGTTAAGAAGTTAATTAAAAAACATACCTTATGGCATGCAAACGTAATCAGCGAAATGCAGACAGCGGAACGCTATTATGAAGTAAACAATGACATTAAGTTGTTACCGACTAAACCAAAGGACGTTGAGGAAGCAAGGCAAAAGGGAGAAAGTTTTAACCCTATGCACCAGGCGGACAACCGAATTGCGTATTCCTTTTATCCTTTGTTAGTAGACCAAAAAACCGCTTATATGTTTACGGCACCGCCTATTTATGATGTTAAAAACGATAATTTAAATACAATTATCCTCGATACATTAGGCGATGCATACGAAAAGAAGTGTAAGGACTTATGTGTTAAAGCTACGAATGGTGGCGTCGCTTGGGTTCATTACTGGATAGATGAAAACAACGATTTTCAGTGGGCGGTATTACCGGCTAATGAAATTATTCCAATCTATAACAATCGTATTAATACGAAGTTGGAAGGCGTATTGCGTGTATATGCGGATATTAACGATAAAGGCGAAAATATCACGGTATACGAATATTGGAATGACAAAGAAGTACAAGCGTTTTCTATGCGAACTGGTGATGATTACGAAACATTATCGCCTTATACAGCATTTACAATGATTGACCCTAGCGGTGTTACGTTAAACGTTGATACCATTCCACATCAAATGGAAAAAGTTCCTTTTATTGCGTTCGCTAACAACGCACGTCATACAACTGATTTAAAACGTATTAAGGAATTAATCGATGTGTACGATAAAACTTATAGCGGTTTTTTAAACGACCTAGAGGACGTCCAGGAGGTTATATATGTACTCACCAACTATGGCGGTGAAAACCTAGCCGAGTTCTTGGACGGTATGAAAAAATACAAAGCAATTCAAATGGACTCTACTGGTCCTGATGATAGAAGCGGTATTTCAACTCTAACTATCGACATTCCGATTGAAGCACGCAAAGAACTTCTTGATATTACTCGTAAAGCTATCTTTGACATGGGGCAAGGGGTAGACCCTCAGCAACAAGGTTTAGATGGTACTAGCGGTGAAGCAATGAAGTTTTTATATACTTTATTGGAGCTTAAAGCCGGTATGATGGAAACTGAATTCCAACTAGGCTTTAATGAATTAATTCGTGCTATCTGTTCCGCACATGGCTCGAACGATGTTACTATCACCCAAACATGGACGAGAACAAGCGTTAAGAATGACGGCGACTTGGTGGACATGTGTTCAAAATCGATGGGCGTCGTATCTAAGCGAACTATCCTTGCACATCATCCGTTCGTGGAAGACGTAAACGAGGAAATGAAGCAAATCGAAACAGAGGAAGCACAAAATAATACTGATATGTACGATGATTGGCATAGCAAAGGTCATGACGATGGCTCTATAGACGACCATGACGACGACCACGGCGATGACGAATAATCGTATTTATATTTTCATTCGTGGCAGGTAAACCACGGTAAAAACCGGAAGGAGTAAAACATATGACATTCAAGGAACTATTGGAAAAATTGGGTATCGCAGAGGATAAAATCGACGAAGCGACAAAACAATTTAAAGAATTTCTCGATGGTGAATATGTTCCAAAGTCGCGTTTAATGAGGTTAAGGCGGAAAAGAAAACCTTAGAAACTGCTGTTGCCGATAGAGATAAACAGTTGAAAACATTAAAGGATAGCGAAGGCGATGTACAAGCGTTAAAAGACCAAATTACAAAACTTCAAGCAGACAATAAAGCCAATGCCTTAAAAGCTGCCGAAGATTTAAAAGCGCTTAAATTGAGTACCGCGGTTCGATTAGCGATTGGCGATAGCGCACAAGATGCAGAGCTCGTAGCTAACTTGATTGATAAGTCTAAACTCATTCTTGCCGATGACGGCAAAGTAACTGGTTTAGATGAACAACTAAAAGACTTGCAAAAGAATAAGGCGTTCTTGTTTAAACCACAAGGTGACCCTAAATTCAAATACGACCCTAACAAGGGCGAAGGTACTCCTAAGGTGAACCCTTTTAGCAAGGAACATTTCAATCTAACGCAACAAGCAGAACTTATCAGAACGGACGTCGCACAAGCTAAAACGCTTGCAGCACAAGCCGGTGTATCTATTGATAACTTAATTTAATTTAGGAGGTCTAATAATGCCAAACCAAAACTTTTCTTTTAACTTGCAAACATTCGCAGCAACTGCATTGAAAGACGTAATTAACCCTACGCCTTTATTCGTTGATTATGTAACACGTCGTACAAGCGAATTATCCGCTATCTTTTCTTCCGGCATCGCAACTCGTGATAGCCAATTCGACATGCTCGCATCTGAACCAGCACAAGTTCATAACATGCCTTTCTTCACTGATTTGACTGGCGACTCTGAAAACGTGGTGGAAGGTACTGATTTAACAGCAGATAAAATCGGTTCTAAAATGGACACTTCCACAACTATTCGCCGTGCGAAAATGTGGGGCGCTACTGACTTGTCCGCTCAATTATCCGGAACTGACCCTATGTCCGCTATTGGTGATTTAGTAGCTGGTTTTTGGGCTAGAGACCATCAAAAGGAATTATTGAATATCCTTAGTGGTGTATTCGCTGCAACTACAATGTCCGACCATATCTTGGATATTTCTGCTAAAACTGGCAAAGCCGCAGCATTCTCCGGTGAAGCGTTCATTGACGCAATGCAACTTATGGGCGATGCTCGTAACTCTTTAACAGCAGTTGTTATGCACTCCGCTACTAAATCTTATCTTGATAAATTGAACTTAATTCAAACTATTCGTCAATCTGATGCAACTTCCTTTGATTATTACATGGGCCGTCGTGTAATCGTTGACGATGGTTGCCCTGTTGATACTGACAAATACACAACTTATTTGTTCGGTGAAGGTGCGATTGCGTATGGTGTAGGTTCTCCTGTTGGTATGGTTCCAGCGGAAGTTGACCGTGATAAACGTAAAGGCTCCGGCATTGATTACTTGATTTCTCGTAAAGCGTTCATCTTGCATCCTCGTGGGGTAAAATGGACAAATAAAACTCGTGCCAATGCTGAATCTGTATCTCGTGCAGAATTGAAAGACGGCGGCAACTGGGAACGTGTTTACGAACCTAAACAAATTCGCATTGTTAAATTTGTTCATAAATTAGGCTAAGGGGTAAATTATGGGGACTAATTCATATTGGGCTAGGCGTGCTGTTGAACGTGAAGATGAATGGAACAAAAAGAGCCGTGAAACAATCGAAAAAGAGTTGGCCGCTCAATATGAAAGGTCCGCCCAACGGCTACAAGCAAACATTGAGCAACTTTACGGAAAGTTCGCCACTGATAACGGACTAAGCATGACCGATGCTCGTAAATTAATCAACGGAACTGAATTTAGGACTTGGCAAAAGGACGTCGAAGGGTACTTGGCAGACTTTGAAAAGACTGGCAACCCTAAGATTATGCTTGAACTAAATGCCCTTTCAATGCGCTCGCGCATTTCAAGGTTAGATAAATTGTACAGCGATACACTTATCGAAATAGATAAGTTAAACCGAAATACAGACAATGTCATGTCCTCCTTTTTAAAAGAAGCATACAAAGATAATCGCTTGCATTCTGCCTATGAATTGGCAAAGAAAGGACAAGGTCCTTTAAATGTAGTTGTTGATAATAAACAAGTGGAACAGGTCTTGCGAACTCCATGGAGTGGTAAGAACTACAGCGAACGGATATGGGCCAACGGTGAAAAGTTGGCTCGTACCATTCAAGATACTGTTGTTAATGGTGTTCATCGCGGTGTATCAGTTAATAAACTGGCGAAAGAAGTGCAAGAGCGAATGGGAGTATCTAAAAATGATGCTGTAAGATTGGTTAGAACGGAATTAAATTACGTTCATAATCAATCTACCTTGGACTCGTTGCGTTCCTCTAATATGGAATACTTTCAATTCATCGCAACAATGGATAAGCGTACATCTTCTATTTGTAGGGAACACGATAATAATATTTATCCGATTAGCGAAGCCGAAGTAGGAAGTAACGTTCCTCCGCTTCATCCTCGTTGTAGGTCTACGATTGCTGGTGCTATTAGTAATAAGAAACCGACTAGCGGTTCTCGTATTGCTAAAACTGAACCAACTTCTAAAGGGGAGCGAGTACAATATCAAAAAGTACCACGCAATATGAACTATAACGAATGGAAATCGATTTACGTTGATAAAACGAAAACATTCGCCGATTGGCGAGAGGAACAAAAGGTCGAACAGCCTAAGCAACCGAAACCAGTTAAGCCTAAAGAGGTTGATTTAAAGAACAAAATATCTAAACTCGACATGTCAAAAGCAACTCCGCAAGACATGATTAATATTGGGAAGTTAGCTAACCAAAAACATGATATTATTAACTTGATAGGTAATAAAGATGAATTGGTGAAGGTTCTATCTCAATATCGTGAAGTTGGATATGAAATTCCTAATAGCTCCTGGGCGGAAGGTAGCGTTAAGAAAAACAAGGAAATGTTACAAGGTGCATTTAATGTCTATCCGAGCGACTGGGGTCGTATGTTAAAGGATAACAATAAAGGCATTAGCACTCGCAAGATTAAGCGTGGTTATTTCTATGGTGAAGCTGCCGTTACTGGTCGGCCGTTGAAATATGCTAAAATCGATAACCCTGAAAAGTACATAACAATTAATATGAACGGTGTTCGTAAAACAACTCCATTCCATGAAATAGGACATATGGTTGAATTCTTTAGCAAGGATGCCAGTCGTTTGTCGAATGAGTTCGTAGAAATGCGAACCAAAGGCGAGGAAGCGGAGCGGTTAAACAAAATCTTTAATATGGGTTGTTATGGAAAAGAAATGGCTAAAAAGGATAATTTCATCAGTCCTTATATTGGTAAAACATATAAAGACGGCGGAACCGAAGTTTTAAGTATGGGGCTTGAAAGCATATTCGAACCTAACGAAAACGGCCAGTATAAAGGCTGGGACTACAAAACAGGTAAACCTATTTGGGCTACTATAAAGGACGATGAGGAGTATTTATACTTCATTATTGGAATGTTATTAACTGTATAGGAGTGTTACTATGACGGATAAAGATAAAGCGTTTATCGACGCTTTAACTAAATTCAATAGCATGTGTGAAACGTATAAATCAATCTTTGGTGAAAATTCATTGGATAGAGTATTCGTACTTAGTCCTGGTGATATTTCAACCGAGGAATTGGACGATAGCACTAAAATGCTTGCCTCTGCTATTGCGAACGATGAACCGCTTGAACAATTTGACGAGGATATGTGGGAACATGTTAAATATTAAGGAGATTAACTTTGGGTAACGTTCAATATTTAGAATATGATGAAGCAGTTGCGTTGGTTATATCGACGACTAACCGCTTAATATCTATGATTGATAGTCTTAATGAAGTTAATTGCGCCGATTATATAACGCTGTTCGCCGAAAAGTTTGTTCTTGATTGTATGGACTATTGTCATAGGACGAACTTCCCTCGAACGCTTGTATATACGGCAGCCGAATTAGCTACAAAGTACATCAAAGATAAATACAGCGATACACATGGACCGCTAAAATCTTTGAAAGAAAATGACGTTGAATTTACCTGGGCGGTAACTGATATATCCCCTATTGGGTGTATTAGTGAAAAGGACTTTGAAAGCATTCGTACGAAATTAAATCTATATCGGAAAGTGGTGTGGTCGAATGGCTAATGTATACGGAAAACTGCTTGCAGATATTATGTACAAAGATACATGTACCATTTCACGACAACAAGCCACCACGGACGATATAGGGGCGGATGTGTTCGACGTCGTTGATGTGTATGTTGATGTTCCTTGTAAATTAGGACAAACAGGACAAACAAGCATGAATGGTGTTGATACTGACAGCGTATTCACATTAAAAGATAAATTAAGATTGTCCTTGCCGACTGATTACGATGTTATGGCAAATGATATTGTTACAATCAATCATCAAGGCCAATCATTTATTATGCGATGTGATAGTCCTTTTAAGTACACAACGCACCAGGAAATCACGTTAATTCGTGATGATGAGGCTTAACTATGGGAGCGAAAGTTAACGGCTTCATGGAGTTGAATTTTAAGTGGAAAAAGATGTTATCGTTGTACCCTGAATACATCGATACACTTTTACAACAACAAGCGGAGTTATTAATCGCCGATACAAAGGCGAAAACTCCTGTTGATACTGGTACACTTCGCAACGCTTGGAAGCGTACTGAACCGCAAAATAACTCCATTGAGGTATACAACAACACGGAATATGCTAACCATATCGAATATGGACACAGAACACCGAAAGGCGGTTTTGTGAAAGGGCATAAGATGTTACATCGCTCTACGGTTAAGCGTAAAAATCAATTTTTAAATGACACAAGAAAGATACTAAGGAACTTGATAGATGCTTAAATTAAGAACTATTCAAAAGGCCTTAGTTGACCTTTTGAAAAACAAATATCCTAATTATAAGGTGTATTTTGACAACGTTGAAAAGTCAAATGCACCTTATTTTTATATTGAAATGTTTGTTCATAGTGGAGTTGGCGATTACAACTACTTCGAAAGGACTGTTCAAGTCGATATTACATTCCGAGCTATGGAAGATAAGAACAACCGCATTAAACGTGCGGACTTATACGAAATGAGTGATAGCTTAGAATGTATCTTTAGACCTGTACTGAAAGTCGATGATAGATATATCACCATTAACGACTTTGAACATACATTTATAGATGAAGTATTGCACTTTATCTTTAATCTAGAGTTTAACGACGCATTCACTGACGAGGAAGTTAACTTCGTTCGTGGTGAACTTGTTAATACTCTTTCATTTAGCCTTAACGGCTCTAATTTAACCGAGGAGGAATAATTAAATGCCAAACGAACAAGAAAAATTCGGTTTACCGCAAGTCCTAATCGACTTTAAAACAAAGGGCGTAACTGCTATCAAGCGTTCCGCTCGTGGCGTTGTAGCATTGATTTTAAAATGCGAAACAACCGATGTATCTAACAAGTACAAAATCTCTGATATTAGCGAAATTCCTGACAGAACATTCGATGAAGCTACAACTGATTTAATTAAAAAGTGCTTAGATGGAACACCTTTGCGTGTATTGGTATATACATTACCTAAAGCAACTGTACAAGGCGCAAAAAATACGCAAGCTACATTGTTAAAACAGTTGAAACATACTCGCTTTAACTATATTGCCGCTCCTACCGGTACACTTCAAGACCAACAAGACTTGGCGTCCTACATTAAAGCAGAACGCAACAATGGTCGTAAAACTGTTAAAGCGGTAGTAGGTAGCGTGGCATCAGACCATGAAGGCGTTATCAACTTCTGCACAGAAGAAATTAAAGTGCCTAACGGTCAAGATACACAAGGTCGAACCACATACAAAACGTATACTCCAATCGAATATACTGCTCGTATTGCTGGTATCTTAGCTGGTCTTGCACTCGACCGCTCCGCTACTTATTACAAATTAACCGAAGTTGAAAGCGTTAAAGTGTACGAGGACTTAACCGACCGTATCGATAAAGGCGAATTGCACTTATTCGATGAAGAGGACGGCGAAGGTGTTAAGATTGCTCGTGCTTGCAACTCCTTGCAAACGTTCACAACTGACAAAGGTCAAGAATTCCGTAAAATTAAAATTATTGAAGGTATCGACATGGTAACAGATGATATTCGCGATACTTTCAAAAAGTATTATGTCGGTAAATATATCAACGACTACGACCATAAAATGCTATTCGTGGCAGCCATTATGGTTTACTTCGGTCAATTAGCTGGCAACGTACTCGACAATCGAGCTAAGAATAAAGTTGATATTAACGAACAATTCCAAAAAGACTATGCCATCATCAAAGGCGAAGACATTTCTAAAATGTCTATCATGGAAATTCGCGAATATAACACAGGTTCTGAACTTGGCTTAGCTGGTACTGTTAAATTCGTTGACGCTATGGAAGACCTTAAAATCGATTTCACAATGTAATAGGAGGAACTATAAATGGCAAGAGCAAGTGAAGATGTAAAATATCGTGGTCGCCGTCGTTGGAACGGCTCTCACGGCAAAGTATGGTTCGACGGTGAGTTGGTATTCGAGATTGAAAGTTTCGAATGTACAGTCGAAGCCCAACGCGAGGACGTTATCATCGGCAACTCCGTTGATAGTAAAATTACTTCCCTTAAAGGCGAAGGTACTGCCAAAATTAAAAACGTTATCAATCGTAACTTCCGCAAGTTGCATGAAGCGTGGAGCGCCGGTCATGACCCTCGTTCCGTAATTACTGGCTTATTGGACGACCCTGACGCAGTGGACGGCCAAAAGGAACGCATTTCTATTGATAATGTATGGTTCAACAAATTAACTCCTTTACACTTTGAAAAAGGCAAAGTTGTTGAAACTGATATTCCATTCGGCTTTACACCGGAAGATTTACAATACATTGAATCTATTGATTAATTGAAAGGAACATAACAATGTCTGTATCTATTAACGAATTAATTGCTAAGCGTGAAGAAATTAAGGCTCGCAAAAGTCAAAAACTAACAATCGAAACATCCTTGGGTAAAGTGGTAGCTAAAAAGCCTACCACTTTACTTATGACAGAAGCATTAGGTTTAGATGGTGATAACGATGAATACATCGTTTACAACTGCATTGTCGAACCTAACTTGAAGGACAAAGACTTGCAACAAGCATATGATTGCGCCGAACCTATGGACATTGTAGGTAAGTTATTCGAATTCGGTGAAATTAAAGCTATTAGCACAGTTTTGATTGAGTCTGTTGGCGTAGGTAAAAAACTCGACCACGCTATCTTTGACGAAGCAAAAAAGTAATAGAAGAAGACTGGGAGGCGGCTACGGCCGCCTACTTAGTTTTAAAAGGTCATACGTTTGAATATTTCTTTAGTTTGTCCTTAATGGAAAAACTGCTTTGCCATGTAGCTATGGAAAAGGAAAGGAAAGAACGTGTGGAAGTTGCTAAATTAGCTATAAGGGAGGTATTAGGTGGATAATAAAGAACGTTTAGGCGTCGAACTGTACCTTGACGATAAAGGGTTTACGAATGCAGTTAAAAAGGCGCAACAATCAACGCAAAATCTAGCTAAATCTGCCAATGCTGTTACTCCTGCGATGGCCGGTGTTGATAGAAGCATGAGTAGTGCTGTAAGCTCCGTTCAGGGAATAGCAAACGCAACCAAAAAAGCCGAAAGTGAATTGTCAAAGTTAAAGCGTACTGGTAGCAATATCAAAGTTAAGATTGACGCAAAAGATGAAGCTACTTCTAAAGTTCAAAAGATTAAAAGTGAACTCAATACTTTTAAAGGTAAAGTATACACAGCGACAGTTAACGTTAAGCAAAATATGGCCGGTGCTATGTCTACTGCCGGAAATAAACTTAGCGGTGCTATGCTTGGAACTACAATGCAAATGGCCGGCATGGCTGGCATTGGGTTTGGTATATTTGATGCCGTAAAAGGTTATGCGGACTTCGAAGAAGAAATGTCAGCAGTTAAAGCTATTTCAGGTGCTACGGCGGACGAGTTCCAAAAGTTGAATGAAAAAGCAATTCAAATGGGCGCTGATACTAAATTCAGTGCCTTAGAATCTGCACAAGCGTTCAAATATATGGGTATGGCCGGCTGGAAAACTAATGAAATGATAGGCGGTATTGCCGGTATCATGAACTTAGCGGCCGCATCAGGCGAAGACTTAGCTATGACTTCCGATATTGTAACTGATAGCTTATCTGCCTTTGGTTTACAAGCCAAAGACTCTGCTATGTTCGCCGATGTATTAGCGGCGGCAGCCACTAACTCGAATACCAACGTCGCTTTAATGGGTCAAACATTCAAATATGCTGCGCCAGTAGCCGGCGCCTTAGGGTTTAGCGTACAAGATACTGCACTTGCTGTAGGTCTTATGGCTAACCAGGGCATTAAGGGTTCAGAAGCTGGTACTGCATTAAGAGCGATGATGACTCGTTTAGTTAAACCGACCAAAGAGTCCGGCGAAGCGATGGACATTTTAGGTTTAAACATTTTAGATGCAAACGGCAAGATGAAACCGTTTAGGGATATTATCGCCGACATTCGCGAAGGCATGAAAAAACTATCTCCGGATAGTAAAGCGGCCGTTGCTGGTATGCTTGCCGGTCAAGAAGCTATGTCAGGTTTGCTCGCATTAGTTAATTCGCCTTATGAAGACTTTGATAAGTTAGCCGGTGCAATCGACAATTCGAGCGGTGCTGCCGAACGAATGGCGAAAATTCGCATGGACAATCTAAAGGGTGATTTAGAACAATTATCCGGTGATTGGGACTCGTTCACCACGAAATTAATGGGCGGTAGCATTGGTGGTTTTAGAGACATCGTACAAGGCATAGACAACTGGTTTGTAGGTTTAACTGAAAACTTTGAAACTAACGGCATTACAATTCGAAGCGTACTTGACGGAATAACTTCTGCTATCAAAGAGCTAGTAGGTCAAACGCTTAAAATGGAAGGTCTACCCTCTATCCTATCAGCTGCAGCATTAGCGGTAGGTGGTATCGGTGCATTTAAAATCGGTAAAGGTGCATATGGTTTATTTAAAGGTTTAAAAGGCGGTGGTGGAACTGGAACTGGTGCGGACAGCACAGTAGGTGATATGACCGTTCAAGCCTTAAATGTAACTGTAAATGCAAGCAATATGACAGGAATGGGTTCAAGTGGTCCTATAGTTGAAGGCGGTGGCAAAGGTGCTAAACCTAAAAGCGGTGGCCGTTTTGGTAAATTAAAAAGCGGTGCTAGTAAATTAGGGAACGGCTTGACTAAAGTTGGCGGTAAAATTGCTGTTCCGTTGGCATTGGCTATGGGTGCTTATGATATTGCGACAAGCGATGATAAAGCTCGTGCCGGTGTTGGTTTAGGTGGCAGCCTTGCCGGTGGCTTGGCCGGTGCTAAACTTGGTGCTATGGGCGGTGCCGCCTTAGGTTCTATTGCTCCTGGTGTAGGAACTGCCGTTGGCGGTGCTATTGGTGGTCTTGTAGGTGGTATCGGTGGTGCTGTATTCGGCGAAGAAGTAGCACAACAAATTTACGATGGCATTACAAGTAACCTTGAAGGCTTGACTGACTGGTTTAGCCAAAAGTGGAATGACATCGTAGCGACATGTGCTCCAGTGATTAACACTATAGCCGGTATATTCGGCTTTGCTTGGGACGGTATCGTTGCTATCTTTGGTCCGGCTGTTGATTGGTTTATTGGTAATGTATGGGAACCTATTTCTAGTGCTGCAAGTAGCATGTGGGAAGCTATTAAAGGGTTCTTTAGTGAAGCATGGGAAAGCATTAAAGGTGTATGGGCTGGCGTTGCTAACTGGTTTGATGAAAATGTATGGAGCCCTATTAAAAGTGCAGCGAGCGGTGTATTTAGTGCTATCGGTAGCGCTTTAAGTGCTGTTCAAGCACGAGGAGCGCAAGCAACTGGCATTCCAGGACATGCAACCGGTACAAATCACTTCGGCGGTGGCTGGACTGAAATCAATGAACGTGGCGGTGAAATTGTAGACTTGCCGAACGGTAGTCGAATTTATCCACATGCAACAACTGAAAAGATGATTGCGGATAGTTTAAGTGGCAATAACTCCGTTAACCAATACTCTATCAGTGGGAATACATTCGTTGTTCGTGAAGAAGCAGATATTGACCGCATAGCACATTCGTTATTCTCTATGCTTGAAAGTGCGGAAGTAAATTATGGAGGTGTATAATGGCGAAATTAATCAGCGGTATTGGTAGAGCGTTATCGCTCTTATCTGTGATTTTGGGTAAGAGTGGTAATAACTATCCTGCAGTGATACTCTCACAAGGCGACGAACGATTGGTCTTGCCAGTAACTCCAACAAAGTATGAAGTAGGTAACGAACAGGACAATAAAAGCGTTAACATTACTCAAATAGGTGAAGCGTTATTATTTGGTAACCCTAAACTAATTACTTTATCTTTTGAAAGTTTTCTTCCAGCTAAGGACTATCCATTCATTGTAGGGGATAAACGTAAGCCGGCTGAAATTGTTGCTTTAATTAACAAGTGGAAAGAATCAAAGAAACCGATTAGGGTCATTGTTAGCGATGGCCCTATTAATTTAATGATGGCTATTATGGCATTCCCTTGGAAGAAGCAAGAAAACACAGGCGATTTATATTACACGCTTAGTCTTAAAGCGTACAAAGATTTAAATACATCCATGACAGCGGACGATGCAAAGGCGGTTGATGATGTAACAGGACTTAAAGATAGACCTACAATCAACAATAAACCTAGCACCGCAACGCTACATAATAAGGGTGCAGATATTTTAGATGCTGCCAAAAAGGCATACGGCAACTATAAACACTATGAACGTATTATTCAATCTAACGACTTAAAGAATTTAGCGATTAACAATTTAAGTCAGTTAAGAAAGTTGAAGGTTAAGTGATGATTATTAAACACATCGGAACTAAAACAGTTAAAGATGAAAAGACCGGTAAAGATAAGCAAGTACCAGTTGAAAATGATATATCACACTTGGTTAATAATGCGACATGGAGCGGTTCTCGTATTCAGGCAGCAAGAAAACTTGAATTTGTGTATACGCAAGAGCCTCGCGACCCTAATTGGCCTGTATATGCCCTTGGCATAGGTGAAACTGTAAAAGCATATTCAGAAGATAACGAGTTGCAGTTCGTTGGTAATATTTATTGCACCGAGCGTAAGACCTCCGCATCAACAATTACGGTAACGTGTTATGACAATATGTTTATATTGAGTAAATCAAAAACTACTCGTAAATTCACAAATATGACCGCAGAGGACATTACAAAGGCTGTATGCAAGGAAATGGGTATTAAAGTAGGTAACCTCGCTGAAACAGGCGAAAAAATAACTTTTATCGCTAATAACAAGTCAGGTTATCAAATCATACTCATGGCATACACGGAAGCGGCCAAAAAGACCAATAAAAAATATCAAGCTATGATGGAGGGCGACGAACTCGACGTCATAGAAAAAGGGTCGTTAATCGAAGGGCTTGTCATCGACCAATATCGCAATATCACGGACTCGTCCTATAAGGAGAGTATCGAAAACATGATTAATAAAGTCATGATTGTTGATGATAAGGGTAACTTAATTCGATATGAAAGCAAGGACGACCAAATTCAGAAGTATTCCATGATACAAGCTGTATACAAGGAAAGCAAAAACAAAAACACGCAAGAGGAAGTTAAGGACATATTCAAAGGTCCTGAACGTACTGGTGTTATTGACTGCTTAGGCGACTATGACGCCTTGTCCTCGTATTCGGTTGAAATTAAAGATGTGATTACACAGTTAAGCGGTCAGTTTTGGATAAAAAGCGATACGCATAAATTCGAAAACGGACAGCATACTATGAAACTCGAAATCGAGTTTGAAAACTTAATGACGAAAGAAAAGGTAGACCATTCCTTAGAAGCGAAGGAAAAGAAACGCTTAGAACGTGAAGCGAAAAAGAAAAACAAAAAAGGAAAAACTCCTAAGGGTAAAGGTCGAAGGTCTACTAGAAAGTCAACGAAAAGAAAGGTAGAAATACATTATGCCGAATGATATTCCGAGTGCTGCACATTCTATGGCGAAAATGGTTAATACTATTCACGGCATAGCAAAAGATGAACAACCAATGGGCATGCGAATTGGACTTGTTACATCACCATTCCCTAATCTTGTTATTCGTGTTGATAATATCGACATTACAAATGAACAGATATATCTTAATGACTACTGGAAACCGGACCACTACAGGGAAGCAAAAGGCCACATCATAAGTGAAACACAGCCTCGCTCCGGTGGTGGTGGCTTAGCGTTATTTGAAAGTCATACACATGAAATTCATAACGATTATACTGATACGATTATCATGACTGATACGTTACGAGTAGGTGATGAAGTAACCGTATTCCCAGTATATGCACAAGGTGAACAGTTGTATTATATCGGTCAAAAGGTGGTGAAACTATGAGTGCAGAATATCCATTCGCCGGTTCAACAAATATTAACGCTTATCAAAGCGAGGAGCTTCCGTTATTCGTTGAATACGATTGGGACTTTGATAAAAACTCGTTTAAATTCACCGCTAATGGTAACCGAATAAAAGTAACTGGTGATGACGCCTTAAAAGTTTGGGTGTACAAAGCCTTAATGACGGAACGCAATCAGTACTTGGCATATTCTACTCGTTATGGTATTCAGTTAAAGCCTTTTATAGGAAAGGTTATGAGTGTTAATGAACGGTATAGCGAACTTAGACGAGTTATCGTTGAATGTCTTATGGTTAACCCTTATATCAAGTCCATTGATAGCATTACATTCGATGAAAACGGCGATAAGGTAGAATGTTCCGTTGAACTAACCACAGTATATGGAGGGCTTAATATTAATGTTTAACATTCCAACTAGCGATGAAATTTTAAAAGATTTACAGGAACAATGCACATCGCCTTATAGTAAATTTGAGGGTACGTTTGAATACGATGTGTTTTCATCTAATGCTATTGAGTTCATGAAAACATATGTTGAATTAGGCGAGTTGTATAAGGTAGCGTTTGGTGATACAGCGTACGGTGATTTCTTAACTATGCGAGCTGCCGAAAGTGGGGTCATTCGTAAAGGAGCAACTAAGGCGACTGGTTATGTTACTGTCAAAGGTAACGGAACTCTACCAAAGGGCAGTCAATTCGCTACGCAAACCGGTGTTTTATTTGAAACACTTGAAACGGTACAAGTTAATAACTCAACAAAGGTTAAAGTGCAAGCCCTCGAAGGTGGTATAGGTGGTAACGTTACAGCACAATCAGTAACAGTTATTCCAATGTCTATTCCTGGTATTATGAGCGTTAATAATGCAGAACCTATAGGCGATGGCTTTAACGCAGAAAGCGACGACGAATTAAGAACTCGTTATCTAAATCATGTTCGAACTCCTGGCACTAGCGGAAACGCAACTCACTATTATGAGTGGGCGATGTCTGTTGGTGGTGTTGGTGGTGCTAAAGTGCTTCCAGTATGGAACGGCGCTGGTACTGTTAAAGTAATTATTGTGAATAGTGAATTTAGTCCAGCTTCGCAAGAAATTATTAACAAAGTAACTAACTATATTGAAACTGTACGCCCTATGGGTGCGGTGGTAACGGTAGCGACTGTTACGCCTAAGACAATCAATATTACAGTTAAGCCGGAAGGTGATTTTAATCAATCGGTATTCAATGAATTAGTCAAAGCATACCTAATCGACATTGAACGACAAAACATTAAGAATACAACGTTATTGAAAGTTGCGTATTCGAAAATCGGTAGCCTTGTATTAGATGCCGGAGCAACTGACTATACGAACTTAACGATTAATGGTGCTACTAAATCAATCGAGTTAGCGGTTGATGATTTAGCGGTATTAGGCGAGGTGAGTGTTCTATGATTTTTAACCTTTTAAGGACCTATAAGGTCGATGTTCTTAGGTACTTGCCTAGATACCTATCAAAGGACGAAACTTTTAAAGGAACGCAAGATTCGTTAAGCGAGGAACACGAAAAGCAACGCTTATTGATTATCGACATATGCAAGCAGTTGTTTGTTGAAACGGCTACTTGGGGACTTGATGATTGGGAGCGAGTGTACGGACTAGAAAATAATCGTAACTTGTCTATTGATGATAGGCGCGACTATTTGTTGATTAAAATTCAAGGCTCGCAAACAATCACCGAACGCAAGTTGCAAGAGTTTATTAACCTTGTATATCCTCCTGGTAGTGCAATCGTTAAAGAAAATACTGGACCGAATAGGTTTAGCGTTCTTCTTGATGTAGCCGACGCATTAGACGAGATACGAAATGTTATCGAAGTTTATAAGCCGGCACATTTAACATACGCTATAGCACATGAATTTAACGCTAAAGGGCCGATTGCTGTTGTTGGTGCGGTAACTAATACCGAACATATTTACATCAAGCAAGAAAAATCGGATAGGTCGATTACAGCACGAGGAATTTATGCTCGCCCTGTTGGTGCAGTCGCTGTTCGTAGCAATATTAATTTACACTATTAAGGAGTCGAACTATGAGTAATTACAATAAAATTATTCCGACCTTAGCCGGTAGCAATCTATTGGTTGAGTCAATCAAATCTAAAAAGCCGCTTATCTTTACTCGCATTGCATTGGGTGATGGCACGTTAACTGAAAGCGAAAGCATTGAAAATTTAACAGCATTAAAGCATCCTATGGCGCAGAATGCTGTACAAGCGATTAACAGTCGAGGAAATGGTGAAATCGACGTTGTAGCGACTATTTCTAATGCAAGCGTTACAAGCGGTTTTTATGCTCGCGAATTAGGGGTATTCGCAAAAGTCGGTGATACTGGTACCGAAAAGCTATTCGCTTATACAAACGCTGGAGCACAAGCAAGCTATACTCCGGCTGGTACATCCTTAGATGAAAAGTTGATTACTGTAACTTTTTATATCGGTAACGATGTTAATGTTCAAATCAACCTTAACAGCCAACTATACATCACGCAAGCTGCATTAGACGCACATAATTCAGCAACGAACGCACATCAAGACGCATTTAACAAAAAACTAGATGTTACCTCTAACCAATACGCAAAAGCACTGACTAAACATAATCAAGGCTTGCAAGTAACAAAAGGCGATAACTCACGAGAAGTTATTAACTTTATTACAGATAACTATAACGATAGCGATATTAATAAAGTACTTAATTTGGGGCAACTTAAAAGTCTGTTAGGTCAAGGTGCTATTGTAGCATCTAAACTAACTGGAAATGGCGGATATGTAAAGTTCGCTAATGGGTTTGCTATTCAATGGGGAATTGGCG